CTGTATACATATTCTTTACCAAAGTCGAAACTGGTATTGTACAGTATGGGTATACGATCGAAACTTCTGTCTGCGGGGAATATTCTTTTTCGGTCTTCAGGATTTGTTCTTTGTCCTGTTATTTTATTACTGAGTACTGTTAATTGACTTGCAAGTGTCACGGTGACAGCATAGTCCATTTGTTTACTCAATACATTTACTTGTTCGTCTATTTTAAAATTGGTTATAACACCTTTAAATCTTGTGTATTCATTGCCTGTGAGTGCTAATGTACTGGGATCAACAAATGCTCTTTGTATAGTTACATTACCACCTTTTACAGGTTCTGTTAGTATTTGACTTAGATAATTTTGTTCTGAGGGTATACCACTTAGTGTTAGTGTTAAATCACTGCTGTCATATTTTAAATCATCTGATATTTGACCTACAGTCAAGAAACTGCCTAATTCTGTGTAATCATTACCACCTACTGTTACAGGTTTCCAATTGCTTGAAATATAGTATACATTGGCACCTATTTGTAAATCAATAAGTGTTATTGGTGCTATATTAGTGCCTTGTACTTCTGTGATAGTAGTCATTAAATTATAATCTCCACAAATTCAAAATCACCAGCAAATTCTATTCTATCATATGGCACAATGCTGTATGTTGGGCAACTCATTGCTTTTACGTGAAAACGTACTTCTGTGCCTTTTCTTACGCCTCCACTGGTTATACTTACACCATCTTGACTTAACACTGGTCTATGTACTGGTATAGTTACATTAGCACCGTTACTAAAACTCACATCACTGGTTACTTGATACGGATATCTATATGTGCCTGTGTTACCTTGTGGTTGTAGGTAATCACCTTTCTTAAATAATGTACCACTACCTGTAGCAAGACTGGCATTTATGTATAATTCTTTACCATCTCCACCTACCATGCTTAAACTACCGCCATCTATACCACCTTGATATGCTGTGATATAATTCATACCAGTGTTATTTGCTAAACTTATATTTGCTTCTACTACTCTGTCAGCAGTATCTATGTCTTCTAATACGCCTCTATTTTCTGAATATTTTAAGCCAGGTACACTACCTACTGTGAATTTATACACACTGGGTTGGCGTTCTGCTGTTTTTACATGTCCACTTCTACTAACACTCATTGCTGTGGTTTTACGTTTATCTACTGATATGAATGTTGCGTTATCTATGATTGTTTGAAAACTCATTATCTACTCCCTGGTACAGTTCTAGCACCTGCCTGTGTTACAGCATATATAAATCCTGGATCACTTGCTACTAAGGCTTGGAAACTTGGTGCGTCTACGGCGTTTATGTTATATGTTACTTGGCCACCACCCATTTGACTATTTGGTGTTATTGTGCCTGCGGCACCACCCATATGAAGTAACTCTGGTCCTTTTTCACCAACTAAGTATGTGCCACCTGGCATAACTGGTCCACCACTTGCTTTTGGTACAATGCTACCACCGGTGCTAAATGTATAACCAAATGGTCCTAACAATGCTCCTAGTATAGGTTGAATAATCTGTAATCTTATGATATCTGCTATAATTTGTGTAATCAGTTTCTTAAAGAAGTTTTTAAAGGCATCTCCAGCCTTTTGACCTTCTAAGAAAGCAGTTGCCAAGTCTTCACTTAAGGCAACTTGAGCAGTACCTAGTGTATCTAAGAAGTTGTTTAGGCCTTCATTTTCACCAAATATTTCATCTAGTTCACGTTTTAGTCTTATGTATTCTTGAATACCAATAGCACCTGTTTTGTATAGTTCTTCTAATCTCAACAAGAATGCTTCAAATTCAGCACCACTGATTTGACTTATACCATCGAGATCATCTCTAAACTTCTGTATTGCTGTTCTTGTATCTTCTACAGAATCAGTTGTTGAGGTAGCATTTTTGGCAATGTCTACTGTGATTTGATTTAATGGTTCGAGTGCTGGTGCTATAGCATCTGCTTCTGTACGCAAACCTGCGGCACCTTCTCTTAGACTTGCAATAAATCCATCTACACTTGCCAGTGTATCGAAGAAACCGGTGTCTCCTTGATCTGCTAAATTGTCTTCTAGTAATTTATTTGCGGCTACTAGGGCCAAACCTGCGGCAGTTATACCTGCTGTGACTTTTACTAAGCCTATACCAGTAACACCTTGTAATATTGTACCACTGGCAATTGCTAATTTGTTTGCGGCGTCAATAGCCTTAACTGCGGCGGCGGCTGCCACTGCGGCAATCACTAATTTGTCTAGACCGCCTGCTAAACTAATGGCTCCGCCTGCTATAGTGCCAAATAGATTTGCTAATGGCTTAACTATATCAATGAATACTGCTACTGTTCTAGTAAAGTTTATAAATGCTTCTACAATACCTTCGCCTATGCTTTTTGCTAATGCGTCGATATCTGCTTTGTTTTGTCTGTATAAATTTGTTATTGTCAATAAGAATGTGGTAAGTTCTGGCTTTATAGCATCACCAAGTGCTTTATTGAATAATGTTAAGGCGTCTCCTGCCTGTGATGCCGCACCACCTAAACTTTTGTTAAGGTTTGTTGCCGCACCTTCTATTTCTTTACCAAACTCTCTGAATTTTGTTATTGTTTCATCAACACTTACACTAACACCTGCAGTGAATCCTGCGGCAGCCAATACACCTCTTTCTCTAAATACATCGGCGGCACTAGCACCAGCACTGAAGGCTCTTTGTAAACCACTTACTGCTGTTTCAAATGGTATGTTAAACTGTGCGGCGATATCTGCGGCTAACTGTATGTTATCTCTAAATTCTTCTAAGTTAGCACTTACAGTAAGTAGTGTAGGTGAAGCACTTGCTAATTCTGAGAAAGCAAATGGTAATTCTGTGGCTTTTTGTGTTATAACTTCTAATGCTCTAGCACCTTTTTCAGCACTACCTGTTAAGTTTGCAAGTGTTATTTCTACTCTTTCGAATTCTGCGGTTATGGCAATACTTTTTCTTAATTGACTAAATGCTAATGTTATAGATCCTACAGCACCTGCCACTAGTGCGGCAATACCTGCAAATGTAAGTAATCTACCACCTCCTCTAGCAAATCCCTTATTAGACGCATCAGTTCCTGCTCTTAAACCATCTAGACCTTCTTGTAATTCTTTATTTGCTGTTTTAAGTCGTCTTGTGTTGTTGTAAAGTTCTCTACTGGATTTGTCTGTGCCTTTAATACTTTCAAAGTATCTGCCCAATCTTCCCACGTTGTCATTAATTTGTCCGCCAAATGCTTTAGATATTTGTATTTGTTTACCAAAAGCACTACTAGATGCTACTGTGGCCGCACCAACTGCCGCAATGGCTGTTGTAAGTCCGCCTATACCTCTAGAGCCACCAGCCGCCTGTGCACCAGATCCGGTTTGTTTCATATTACGTTGTAATTTGTCTAGTTCTCTGTTAGATCTTTTTATACCTTGTATAAAATCTCTATTTTTAAGTTGTAATACTACTTCTATTCTTTTTGCCATTATCTCTGTATCCTTCTAACATATTTTTCTACAAAATCATCCATATGATCTAGAGTTGGTTCTGTAAAACCTTTGGGTGCTTGTTTGCTCCACCCTTCATCTAGTTTTGCGGCATAAGGATACTTAGATTGAATTTTGTTACTTACATTATGTATTGTTTTACGTCTTGCATTACCACTTTTGATAGGTGTTAGTTTGACCATTTTTTTGTGGGCATCGTCCATCATGTCATCAGGCATGTCTAATAGATCATTAAACATGTTTTTTACTGATTTATTACTAACTTTTATCTTTATGTCCATAATATTCTTCTGCCTTTTTAAATATGTCGTCGCCAAATTGACGTCGAGCAATTTTTGGATCTACTGGTTTGTTGTTTGCTTTTGCATTTTGGATTATTTCCCAATTTACTGCCACATCAAAGACCATTAAATCAAAACTATCACCTTTACATAATAGTTCACTTGGCAAAACACCGTATCTTTTACTGATTTGATCTAGTGTTAGTATCAAACCAGTATCAGCACTTTCGTCTATGACGTGGCTGGTTACTTTCCCAGTTTTTCGCCAATCAGGCTCATTGCTTCAGTCATAACATCAATAGGCAACACCATTTCACCATCCATTACAGGTGAACCATCTTCTTTTAAAATGATATCTGAAAGTATACTCATATACTCTCCAACATTATCTGTTGTTGCGTTTGCTAATTTTGAAAAAATG